CCAACCCCAAACTCTACAACGTCGCCCTCGAAGCCTCGGAGGTCCAAAAGTTGTACCGGCTCGGCCGAACCGGGCGGTCCATGGTCATCAGCGACACGGCCGTCGGCATCGGGAAAGTCCCTGAAGCGCAGTTGGATGTGAGGGGGGTGTTGAAGTGTGATAGTTTGCATACACGAAACAGAGTGGCATTCTCTGCCAGTGCGACCCTACCGTCTGGACAGGGGAGCGAGGGAGGCGCTTTCCCAGCTAACAGTGTTTTGTTCAATATCGGGAATGGCTACAGTGCAACAACATATATGTTCACTGCTCCAATACATGGTATATATCATATGTCGTGGGAGGCTTTCGCCCAGGTTGCCTCGAGTTCATCGAGTCAGATATTGGCAAAAGTAAACGGTAGCTACGTCAATATTAAGGGGAATACCATAGGCGCACACGGTAACGGGATGTCACTCGACGTTGAATTAAAAGCTGGTGATACATTCAACTTTTCGGGTAATGGCAGCGGCAACCCACTATATTGGTGGAGCGACCCGAATCATAATAGATTTTGTGGATATTTGGTTTTTGCCATATAAGTGTCTCCAATCCACGTCAATTAAAGTATTCACTTTTAATATGAATCAACTTCTAACCCGAGTAGTTATTAAAATCGCAAAGGACACGGATCTACCGTCATGGAATTGTGGTGAAACATACGAATCCATAGTGTTCCCCGAAGGCTACACCAAACCCCTGAAGGAGGAGTTTGAGGCCCTTATGAAAGTTGAAAGGTGGAAAGATCTCCGCGAAGAACGCAATAATCGCCTCGCCGACGTGGATTGGATTTTCTCAGAAGATTACTCGATTGACGATGACTCGTACCAACAATGGCTCACGTACCGCAAAGCCTTACGCGACCTTCCTTCAGCGACGGAAGATCCGGAAAATCCCGTTTGGCCGGAACAACCGGCGATGCCTTCAGGGACGACCGAGAATAAAGATCTGACCCGCGAATTACGAATCGAGAATAACCGTCTCAAAAGTAAGGTGACCATCCTCGAAAATCGTCAGACCCACTTTAACACACTTCTCGTAAATTTAATCGGACGTGTCGAAACACTCGAGCGACCCGCTTAAAAAAATGAAGACCTTTCTACGTAAGTATGAACGCCATCGACGTATGTGGCCTATTAGGATCTGTCGTCATAGTTATCATGTTTATACCCGAGATCAATCACGTGTATAAATATAAAGATGCGAAAGCTATTAACTATACCTTTTTACACTTAAACTTAACGGCGAGTATGCTATCTCTCATTTATTCGTTTTATTACGATATTATTCCTATGACGATCACGAACGTCGCGGCGACTCTTTTCTCTCTACTCATGTATTTCTTCAAGTATAAATATGAGCTTAAAGAATTAAACCAAGTAAATGATATACCCGCTCCTATAGTGTAGTTGGTCAACACAGGGGACTTTGAATCCCCTACCCCAGGTTCGAGTCCTGGTGGGAGCTCACACCCTCTCTTAGCTCAGTCGGTAGAGCTGTGGACTGTAGTTCCAATGGTCACTAGTTCGATTCTAGTAGAGAGGACCCATTCCTCTGTAGCTCAGTTGGTAGAGCGACAGGCTGTTAACCTGTAGGTCGTCGGTTCAAACCCGGCCGGAGGAGACCCACACCTTTTACATACGAAACCCGGATGTAAAAGATGTTTGCTAATTATAGATGACTGATACGAACCACCACGTACTCACAGGAAAGGTTGATATTACCAGTAACCTACTGGTAGGCTCTTCCCACTTATTTGTCGATACCAATAACAACCGTGTAGGACTCATCACCACAAACCCTGACGCAGGTTTACACGTAAACAGTAATGCCTACGTAAACACGGATTTACGTGTGGGACCCGCGGGTGTGAATCAAGTCGTAATAAACGCAACAGCTGGACGTATAAAAGCAGGATCATTTGAAGGTGATGGCTCTTTATTAGAGAATGTACCGGCGGGTGCGGATGGAGCCGCGGCAACGATTGGGAACCCGACCATAACGACCGGACTCGCGGGAACGTTTGCCTCGGTGACAAATTCGGGTACGAGTTCTGCTGCCGTTTTTGATTTTGTTATTCCAAGAGGTGACCAGGGCACTGCGGGTACTAATGGTACTAATGGTACTAATGGTACTAATGGTACTAATGGAGATGATGGAGCCGCGGCTACGATTGGGAACCCGACCATAACGACCGGACTCGCAGGGACAGAGGCATCTGTGACTAATTCTGGTACGAGTTCCGCTGCCGTTTTTGATTTTGTTATTCCAAGAGGTGACCAAGGTGCTGATGGTACTAACTATTTCACGTTAAGTGGATCAAATATTTATAGGACTACGGGGAATGTGGGAATTGGGACGGTATCCCCCTCCAGTGTTTTCAACACGTACGGAGGTGCTTTATGGGATGGTTCTGACCACACATCGAAGGTATGTGCAACTTTACAGGTCGGCCGTGGTTCGGGGACGGGTGCATCGACACAAGACGGTGGAACTGGTGCGATTTTGGAATTCAGGCACCACAGTGATTATAGGTTCGTAACAGTCGAAAGTGTGAGCGAAGCAAACTACAGTTCTGATATAGGACTTCGTTTTAAAACGACGGATACCAGCGATGGTCCTGAAGAACGAATGCGAATTGACGCACATGGAAACGTCGGAATCGGTCGGAATAATCCCGCATGTGCCTTAGACATAGCTGGAGAAGACGTGATGATTAGAGGAAATACACCTTCGTTAAACTTTAGTGAGGGGACGGGTGCGATGGATGCAGCTTTTAGAATTCGTTATGATGGAGCCACTAAGAATGATAATAATAACTTTTTAGCCATTCAAACTGGAGCTAACTTTGGGCTCACAGCCCTACACGCAAAATATGACGGCAACGTCGGCATCGGTATAACAGATCCGGAAACTGCTCTGCATGTGAACGGGTCAATAACACTTGGAGACCAAGGTGCGAACAGTGTAACGTATACGGACGCTCAGTTAATATTAGGTGGGACACACAACCAAGGGTACAATCGTGGAAATTATGTAAAATTGTTAATTTCGGGAGGGAACAACGATGGTAGTTCTCCATTCTACATCATGTGCGAAGATGAGAACGGATATGATCAGTTCTATGTAAAGGGAGCGACGTCCGACAATGGTGGTACAGCAATATTATACATAAAAGGCCAGGTTAAAATTGCAAGCGCCGGTGATACTTACGCCTTTATACCAGGAAACGACGGATGGTTGCGATTACAGGGTGCCGAGTTTTTCCAGGGAAACTTGTACGGTAGTTATACATCACTCGCAGTGGGTAATTTCTATGCCGCGGGATCTACACGATTTTCAAGTGATGATCGCGTCAAACATTTTGAAGAACAAGTTCCAGCCCTCGATCTTATACGACAACTAAAACCTTATAAATACAAAAAAACCAGTAAAATCTATACAGAGGACTATACAGGTGAAATAGGGGAAGAAGGTAAAGACTGGGAATGGGAAATAGGTCTTATCGCGCAAGATATCGAGAAAATCCCGTATTTAGAATTCGCGGTGAGTAAACCCGAAGATAGTCCAGAGGATAAGTACGGTTTGAATTATACACAATTTATAGGTGTGTGTATTCAAGGAATTAAAAAATTAGACGAAGAACTCCAAACCACAAAAGAAGATCTCCAATCCGAAAAGAATAAAGTCGCGACGATGGAACTATTAGTCGCATCCCTCGTTAAACGTGTCGGGGATCTCGAAAATCTAGTGATTTAAAGAAAAAGCGCTTTCGTAAAGTACAAAATGTCTTGCATCGCCACTCTCAGGCCCGTCATTACCACCCCCATTCAATCCAGGAACAGGGTTAAGTCTCGCACTGTTCGCACCGTAGTGCGGGCGAGCAACGAGGGGTCTCGTTTCACAAAGATCGACCGCCCTAACGATTTTCTAGCGGTCGCAGAGCGCGTTAACGGTCGTGCGGCCATGATTGGTTTCACTTCCGCGGTGGTCGATGAGATCATGACTGGTAACCCTATCAGCGCACAGTTCCACGATAACATCGGACTCTCCATCGCTGTCGCATCCTTGGTTTTCCTCGGCACCGCCGCTAACCCGGAGGATGAGGGATACGTCCAGGGACCTTGGAAGCCTGAGACCGAGCTCGTCAACGGTCGACTCGCGATGATCGGAATTCTATCACTTCTACTCACCGAGTCTATTCATCCACAGGTCCCATTGTTTTGAGCTTAAAAATAAAAACTCAGTATAATATAAAATGTCAGGTGGAATTGCCCAACTCGTCGCCATTGGTGCCCAAGATGCCCATATCGTAGGGAAACCCGAGGTGTCATTTTTTAGGTCTAACTATAAACGTCATACAAACTTCGCCCAAACTGTCGAGAAGCAGGTTATCCAGGGCAACCCCACCAATGGTGGTATGTCCTCCGTTCGTTTCGAACGTAAGGGAGATCTTCTCGGCTACGTTTACATAACTAACCGTGTCAAACGTGATGTATCTCCAAGTGGGTGGCGGGGTGAAATTGAGAAGGTAGAGTTAATCGTGGGAGGTCAGGTTATCGACACTCAGACCTCTGAGTTCTCTCAAGACATCGCCCCTGCGATGCTCGCGCAGACGTATTCCAAGTCTCTTGCCGGTGCGAGTGCGAACGCGTCGGGATTTTACCCTCTCCATTTCACTTTCTGTGAAAATGCTCAGTCCGCTCTTCCTTTAGTTGCTTTACAATATCACGATGTAGAGATTCGTATTAGGTGGGCAACCACCGCAGCTACCGATTATGAGGTTCATGCTCAATTCATTTACCTCGACACCGATGAGCGTACCACTCTCGCGAACACACCCCAGAACATGCTCATAACCCAAACTCAAAAGATGGTTGCTTCCGGTGCCTCTGCTCAGGAACTTTCCTTTAATCACCCCGTTAAGTTTTTGGCATCTCACGACAGTGCTGGTGGTGGTCTCAATTTCAAGAGTGGTAATGTCAAGCTTCAGATCAATGGTACCGATGTTGGAGACGCGAAGCATGCTTCGAATTACTCGACAACCTCTCTCTATTACCACACCCCTTTTTACAATCTCGATAGTCAAATCGATCACCATTTCCTCTATCCCTTCTGCTTAGATACCGCCAAGCTCCAGCCCACGGGAAGTTTAAATTTCAGTCGTGTAGACAGTGCTCGTCTTCTCACCGACGCTGGAACTTTTGGAACGGACATATATGCGGTTAACTATAACATTTTACGCATAGAAAATGGTATGGCAGGCTTGTTATATAGCAATTAAATCCTAATTAATAGTAAATGTTAGTCTTTTTGTTTTTATTGGCTTTCGTTTTTATGATCACCTACGATCCTAAATCTGGAACTCTTAATCAATATATTCCCACACAGAACGCTCCGTGTAAAGATGGACACTATAATGAAGTTCAATTCGCTCAGCATGGATACGAGTGCCCCAGGAACGATAAAGTAGCTATGGGCGCGATTGTTAGTGCTTAAAAAAAAGAATACTTAAAATACCATAATGTTTGCTTTTGATCGTGAAACCGCAACCATCGTCGCCGCAGTATTATGTTTAGTTGCGACCCTCTACATCTACAATGAATTCAAAAAGAATAGGCAAGATATGGAAGAGTTTAAGAACACCGTCAACGAGAAGCAGCGTCCCGTCATCGTGGAGCGCCCCTCCCGTATCCAACTCGTCAAGGCTCCCGTAGAAAAGCCGTCTCCCATCGGTAAGGAGGAACCCGTGAAAATCCCTGTTGAGGAATCGAGCGAATAAACTTATCAGGGGATTATAGAGTGCTATGAGCAATGAAGAAACATAAAGCCATCGCCATACCAGTGTCATTTCATGATGGAACTGCGAGATTCCTAACAGTGAGAGATAAAAGATTTAAAGAGTGGATATTCGTCACCGGAGGGTGTAGACGAAGAGAAATATTTAACCCGTTACGTACAGCTTTACGGGAACTAGAAGAAGAAACAAGAGGAGTCGTATCTTTAAAAAAGTGTGATTATACACACTATTCATTTACGGTTAAAGAAAGTCCAACTGTAGATTTAGAATATAACGTATTCATATTTTTTGTAAATTATTCCAGGACCGATCAACAAGAATTAATACGACGTTTTAACGAAGAAAAGCATAAGATGCATACAAAAAAGATTAATATGAAACGTACATACGATGAAAATGATTTCATGAGTTTCGACACTTTACAAGAATTCAATGGGAGACGTAGATGGGATAGGATAGTCAAAAATGTCGTACGTAATCCAGAGTTCTATACGTGCGTGTCTTCTCTCAATAGAAAATCGTTTGCTATTAAATAATGAAGTCTAAGAACTACATTCTCAAGCAAATCAAAGATATACTCATAGATCATAAATCGTATATGGAAGATAAAGCTGAGAAATATATTGAAGAAATTAAAACTAAAACTGTATACGAACTTTTAGTTTTAAAGAAACAACTCGTGACCGAAGATGAAGAATTTATAGATGTTTCGTATCGTCGATCGATTTGGCACGAAGAAGAAGATTAAAAAATTAAGTACAATATAACGTAAGTATGTTTAAGTCGTGGTGTAGACGACAAGGATTTTGCAATGGATCCAATCTATCACACGTGCTCATGGATGGTGGAATACTATCCGTCCCGTTTGATAAATTGAATGAATTTTATGAGATGTACATAAAAGCTGTACAAAGTGGTGAAAAAATATACGTCGTCGAACAAAAGACGGATACGTATAATTTTTTCGTAGATTTAGACTATAAAAGTGATGAACATTTAACATTTGAACATTTAAAAGAAGTTTCTAGGGCTATTTGTGATCGTGTCGCATTTTTTGGGGGTAAAAATGCGTTAATTTCTATAGCCGAACCAAAGGAAGTTGGGAAGCAAATTAAACATGGTATCCATATTAACTGGCCCAAATTTATAGTAGACAGTAGTTCTGCTATAGCCTTACACTCGCATATAGTATCGACTTTAGATATTCTTTTCCCGGGAAGAATGTGGAAAGATATAGTGGATACCGCAGTGTATGGAAATGGGAAAAGAAATACGAAAGGAAGTGGGTTTCGTATGCCTTGGTCTCATAAAAAAGCGAAACATGAAGCGTGTGAGGGTCGAGGGTGTGAAGGGTGTGATAAAGGCAAAGTCACACAAGGAGAATATAAACCTGTCATGTTATACATACAAGAATCTAAAAAGTTGGAATATATTTTTGATCAAGATCCGTGTATAGAACTTTTACATATGGCTACATTGCGCACACAAAACAAAAATCATGTGGTCGTGGAGGGTTCTATGCGGGAAGAAGGATCTTTCGATATTAAAGATACGAAAGATGTTTTTACGGATTACGAAACCACAGATCATATAAATTCTTTTATTCGTAAAAATATAGATGGTCAAGATAAATCGGAAATTGTTAAAATATATAAACGTGAAAAAACATATCTCGTATCGTCGACATCTAAATATTGTGAAAATTTAGGACGTTCACACGCTTCCAATCATGTCTGGTTCTTAATAGAAGGTGATATGATTCATCAAAAATGTTTTTGTACATGCGAAACTATGAAAGGTAGAAAGTATGGATATTGTAAAAATTTTGGTGGTAGAAGACACGCACTTCCGGATAAAATTTATAAAACTTTGTATCCCAATGGATACAAACCACATACATTTTGTCAACCCATACTTAAACCCGACGAGTCAAGTGGGGAATCTCTTGTCGATATGTTATCTAATTTTATTAAAAAATATATAATCAAGGAAGAAGAAATCAAAGTCATTTCCATAAATAAAAAAAGTAAAAAAATGCATATCATAAATACAAACGCATCTTGTCCGGGATGTAAAAAACAAAAAGTACAATTCAGGATAAAACAAAATTCTGTCATGGAACAATTGTGTGATTGTAAAACTCGCTCACATAATCTTCTTGATAAAATAGTAAGAGCGTTATAACATGATATTCTTGTTATTCGTAATATTGTTTTTTATAATTGTTACCAACATAACAAAAGTTAAAAGTAGTCCAGTGTATCTAGAAAGTTTAATAAAAGAAACGCATAAATATTCTGGTATACACCCAGATCTGTACGGTTCATTTTTGACCAACATGAACATGGCTAAAGATAACATGGAACATGTATTTGAAGCTCGAGAATACACAGAACTCGCTGTAAAAGATCTTAACGAAATAGCGTTGTACTTCATAGATATAGATCCAGATACACAGGATGAAATGGCAAGTTTAGGCGACAAAATACTAAAGGAAACAGAACGATTACTCGTTGAAGAAGCGAGCAATCGTACTATCGTTTTTAGGCCTAAATATATTTAAAAGGGATTGTACAATGTATAATTACGAATGACAACCCGCGTAACTCGTTCAGGACGTATTTCTAAAAAACCCACCCGGTTAGAGCCTACGGAGCGACCCATAGATGATTTTTCGGATGGAGAGTATGATTCAGACTACGATGAAAACGATACAGATATATGTGAAACAGAAGATGAAGATTTTAGTTCCGATGAAGATGAAGATGCGGACGATAATGGTAATTTAGCCGGCTTTGTTGTAGATGATGATGAGGAGAGTGATGAGGAAAGTGAGGCTTAAAAAAATAGACTTTTAATACATATATGGATACGGATATAGGTAATCCCATAGAATATAATCCAACTATGGATGACAAAGATAATGATTCTAGTCAGATAGATCCGCAATATTTTTATTCACACCCACCACCCACCATGATGCCACCACCTTACCCTATGATGGATGAACCTCAAAAAGTAGATTTATTCGCGTCTTTGGATAAGAACGTGTACATCATTATATTTGTTTCTTTCATTCTTGGATTTTTTATGGGGAAGACGCAACAACCAATCGTTCTCAGACCGGTGTAAGCCATGTTTGATCGTTAGGAAGATTCGCAGATCTAAACTCCCCTACATCTTCCGACTTTTTAGGCTGTACTACGAATCTATTTCTTCCAGTCGTATCTTTTTCGGTATCCCTGAATACACTAAGAGCTGTAACTTCTACATCTGTTAATGTGTTTGAAAATATTTCATTTCTTTTCAAAAAAAGGTACATTAAGTATAAAATTATAACACATGCGATTATGTATGTGAGAATCATCTTATTAAAAACTAAGATTTTTTTTAATAAGAGGTTTTTTTTATTTTTTATTTTTTTATTTACTCAACCTTTGCCTCAGCCTCGACCTCCGCCTCAGCTTCAGCCTCAGGTTCTTCTGCGATAGCCTGTTGTTCTTCCCTCTCCTTCTGCCTTTGCTTTATCTCTTCGGCTATGATCACGTCAGCTTCCTTCACGAGATCCTCCATAGGAGTATCAGGCTTCTCGAGTTTAAGTTTTTCGATGATATCGGCGGGATGACTGATCGGCTCTTCATCGGGGCGGTTATAATATTGAGAGTTCTCATCTCCGGGCTTGTAGAAACCATTACCCTTATCGATCATATCACGCTTACGCTCACTGAACATTTTGGCTGCCATCTTCTGATTATCGGCATACCCACTCATAAGCTCTTCAAGCTTGTCGTTGGTATAGTGTACGTCATCAATCTTCGCATTGTCAGGTGGAATGAGTAGCCACTTGTACATATCAACTACGTAAATGTCAAACGTACTATCTTCCTTCTGAAGACGCTTTGCGTGGTTCGCCGCCTCGTCGCGGGTAGAAAAACACCCTCGAATCTTAATTCCAAACTTTTCATTCTTCTGTGGGCACTCTGGTCCTACGATACTAAGGCACGCGAACAATTGACCAGGTACCGTGGTGAAATCTTGTTCAAGAGACATTATATCTTATTGGGGCGTTTTACCTTTAAGTAATCAAACTTAGAGTTAAAAAAGTATAATTTATCATGGAAAATCTTCGCCGTGTTCACAACGACGAAAAGAGAGAACTGATATCGAGAGTCACTCGAAAGGGTGATAGTATACTGGATGTTGGGTGTGGGTTTGGTGGTGATTTGAAAAAGTGGGAGAATGTTGGCGCCAATATAAACATGTGTGAACCTAACGAGGAAGCTTTACAAGAAGCTAAACAACGAGCAAAAAATATGAAAATACGTGTCAATTTTTATTTGGGAGATATACATGCTACACCTGTGAGAAAACATGATGTCATATGCTACAATTTTGCACTTCATTATATTTTCCAATCGAAAGATTTATTTTTATCAACGATGCGAGAAATTAAAAAAAGATTAAAACCGGGTGGAAGATTTGTAGGTATACTTCCAGATTCTCACACTATGATTTTTAAAACACCTTATCAAGATGATTTGGGAAATTTTTTCAAAATGCAAGAAACTAGTAATGGTGCTTTCGGTGAAAAACTTTTTGTACATTTAGCCGATACACCTTATTACGCAGATGGACCTAAATCCGAACCCTTAGCACATAAGGATATATTAGTTTCACATCTGGAAAATGAAGGGTTTACATTAGATTTATGGGAAGGTTTAAAGGGACACCCGATATCAGAATTGTACAGTAAATTTATATTGGTATATAAAAATGCTGGCCGTGGTATTACTACTGGTGATCAGCGCTCTTATAGTTAAAAACATACACGAAGACGAGAGAGTGGTAGAACTTAAAGCGAAGTATAAAAAACTCAGGGAACATTTAATAAATACACACGAAGACGACTTTAAAAAAATTTATCAACCAAAACCACTCATCATTAAACATAAACGGAATAAAACACCAGGATACAATACCAACAAGGGGTCTGAGATAGGGTTATGTCTGGATGGAACGGTTAACGATATGTTTCACGTACTTTTACACGAACTCGTACATTGCGTAGTTGAAGAATATTCGCATAGCGAAGAATTTTGGAACAAATTTGCAAAATTGACCAATATTGCTGTTCAGATAGGGGTGTACACAAAAATATCAGAACAGAAAGAATTTTGCGGATCGCACGTCATCGATAAATAATATCATATACTTATAAATGTCAAGTGTTATTGATAGTGCCGTGACGGTACCACTCGCCAGGTTTACGATGTCCGTTCTTATATGGATGCTTTTACTATTCAGCATACCTCTCATGCGTTTAGAATGGAAATACTGGGCTAACATGTCCATGTTAACCGTTATCCTACCAATGTTGATATGGTGGCTCGGTAATCATAGCATTTTCTTGAGTGCTAAAACTGGAACCGTGTTCATGGTTTCAGCCTTTTCTGTCCTGTTTATGATTCTACTGACTGAAGGTTTTAGGTGGGCTAAATTAAAGAGGTACCTGAAAGAGTATGGTAAAGATCCTAAGGATACTGCCGTAGCAACGTTGATAGTAACGGGTGCTATGGTAGTTGGTGCTGGGGTTGCGTACATATCTCAGAGTGGGGATGTACTTCGATTTTAAAAATAACGTCGCGCGAAATAGAAAATTATAGCAGCGACAAGCCCCGTAGAGGCTAACCCTACAAAGCTTCGGTTACCCTGTGCGTTTACAAATTGAGGAATGGTGGTTGCGAGTTTATCCTGGACAGGCTTGCTCACGGCGGCTGAGCAGGCGACCGCGACGATGAGAGCCTGCATCTGATCATCGGTGAGATCTAAGGGGTTCTTTTTCTTAGAATCCGAACCCTCGTTTCCAGCGGTTTGGGAAACCATAGCGGGGGGTTGAGCCATCATCTGCTGCTGAACCACACGAGGGTCCATAGCCATCATAGGCGCATCTAAACTATCCTGGGACTGTCCCATAATGTCGGCGATCGGTGTAGAATCCATGGTTTCTTTACTTTGTAGTATATTTTTTTCAGGCGAATTTTCCACAAATGTAGTACTGTTATTTATAGGAACCATCCCATCAGTGGGATCAGATAAATTTAACGTAGGAATATTAGCCGCCATTTAATAGTGAACAATGTTTTCTAATAAATAATTTTTCGCGCTCACCTAGTTTTAGTGATTTTAATGGGAGTACTCTTTTTTGTCTGTTTAAAACTATTGGCTGCACTCCCACCTTTGGGATTGAACATCTTTTTATGTGTATTCCAATATTCTGGAGCCCCAACCTTAAAATTTTTTCGTAATTTTGCTTTATACCAAAATACACAATCTTCTATCTTGTTACTCTTACTGGTGTTATCCAAAACAATACATTCATAATTTTCGGTACATGCATCCATGACCTTATTAAACATATCAAAATTTGGGAAAATACCAAAAAAGGATTTGTAAAGCTTCTCTCTATTCTGAATGATGTTCTCCCTGAGAATAAACACATAATCCACATTAGCGCGAAGAGCTGGTGGAAGATCCATACAATACTGCATCGTCAACATGAAGAAGATCTTCCAGTGACGCCCATTCATAAAACACTGCCTGATACAGGTATCACGCATGAATTTGTTATCATACATACAATCGTCCAATAAGAGGAATGCACCACAATTTGGTTTACCAGCTCCCACGAGTTTCCTCTGTCTTTCCATAACACGTTCTATAGCGTCCCTGTCGTAATCACCGTAAATGAAAAGATCTGGAACGTATTGTTGATAATAGTGATTACCTTCTTCAGTCGCAGACAAAACTATTCCAGCTGGTAAATGCTTCTTGTGCCATAAAATGTCAGTGACGAGTGTAGATTTACCAGTATTACGCTTACCAACAAAAACACATACTTTATCATCCGCCATGGTGGCTGGATTAAATTTACGTAATCGTAGATCCATCTATAATACCGCCCCGTTTTATTTCATAAAATTTTACTCACATCTAGTAAGAATGGCGGGTAAACTTCAAATCGCCATAACAGGAACCCAGGACCAGTGGCTCACAGGTGCTCCTGAGATTTCGTATTTTACGTCTATATTTAAAAGACATAGCCAATTCTCTACTGAAGCCACTGAGATGCCTTTCGATGGTAAATGTGATTTCTCAAGCTCCGTTGAGTGTAGAATTCCACAAAACGTAGGGGATCTCATACGTAGCATGATGTTGAAAATTAAATTAGGCAATTTATCGACCGACACATCCACTGAAAAATATAGATACAACACCCCAGCAGCCTTGAGTATCATAAAACACATCGACCTCGTAATTGGAGGACAAATTGTAGAGCGTCTCACTGGTGATTATATCTATATGTATAATCAGTTACATAATAATAAAGATGATGTAAACCAATCTCTTTATTTCTTATCTGGACATGGTGAACATCTGCAAGTATCGAATTCATATAACACATTTTACGTAAATATTCCATTTTACTTTTTTAGAAATCCTAGCTTGGCAGTACCCGTCTGTGCAATCACCAAACAACTCGTTGAAGTACGTGTCACGTTCAAAGATATAAATGATGATGTAACTTTCAAATATACCATAGATGGGTCGGTGACTAAGAGGGATAAAACAACCGAAGGATCTATCGACAATATTTCACTCATTACCGATTTCTATTTCGTCACTGAAAATGAAAGAAACTTTTTACTCACACGTCCGATGGAATACATAATATCACAGTTACAAATGTCTAAATTGGTGTACAAACCAAACGAATCAAAAAAATCAGCTCTTTTGAAATTTAAACATCCCGTCAAAGAGTTATTCTTCTCAGCGAAGGAAAAAACTGGAAATTCCGATCAACTTCTTGATACATCAATTACAGATCAGGAATTCACGACACTTTTACCAGGTAAACGTTCTGATTACAGATTAATAAAAAATGTAAAATTCGCATGTAATGGTGAAACTATTTTCGATCAAAGTGGGCAATATCTGGCGTATGAACAGTCTCTTCGTCATCATACAGGATGTCCGGACCCCGCGTTTGAGTTTTATTCATATTCATTCTCTTTAAAACCAGAACAACACTATCCATCCGGGCAATTAAACATGAGTCGTATAATACATAAGAAAATTGATATAGAATTGGAAGAAACATCAACTACGCGTGACATAGATGTTTCGGTATACGCATTAAATTACAATGTTCTTCACGTAGAAAGTGGTTTAGCGGGCTTAAAATTTTAACGTATAGTATTAGGAATGGCGGGACGATTACAACTCGCCACGAAGGGTACTCAGGATATATTCTTCACAGACGATCCAGAGTACACACACTTCGTAAAAAATTTCAGGAAACATACAAACTTCGCGAAATATGAAGTAAACCATGAATTAGATGGAAATCTAGAATATGGAAGTACTTTAAGATGTACGATTCCTAATAATTGTGGTGATCTCATAAAAAACGTCAGCGTTCAGTTCGAGCTTCCACATCTCACGTTTGGTACTACGTATACATACATAGAATCTATAGGTCATGCGTTGATTGAATATGTGGATTTGATCATAGGAGGTCAGGTTATTCAGAGAATACCAGCAGATTGGCTCCAGATACACTCCGAAAACTACATAACTCAGACGAAACAGACGAACTTGTCTAAATTAATAGGTAAGTGTCCAGATGAACTTTCAGGAACAAATGTGAGTGATACAACAATACAAGGATATTTGGGAACTGCAACTACTTCCCGAAAATGTATAGTAGACATACCTTTTTATTTTTATAATAATCCAGAATTGTCTCTACCTTTATGCGCACTTACCCAGCAAGAATGTGAAATAGAAATTAAATTAAACACCAGAGGAAAGTGTATAACAGATTTACCGGTGAGCGCTTCGCCCAATAATACGACATTCGTTGTTACTACTAATGGTTCGTCAGCTTATCTGATAGATGGTGCTACCCACCCCACTCTTACATTGTTAAAAGGAAATACGTATAATTTTACATACAATAAATCTGGACATCCGTTCGCGTTGAGAGATACGGGTGGGACATCATACGTGAATGGTTTAAGTTCAACAACGGATCCAGCAACTTTTACAGTTCCACTCGATGCACCGAATACGTTGGAGTATTATTGTACATCACACGCGGTTATGAAAGGAACTATAAACCTAATATCTCCAGGTATATATGATGTGGGTATAAACTCGATGTCTCTCCAGACAGAAATGGTACAACTCGGAGACCCAGAGCGGATAAAATACCAATCCGAAGAAGTGAATCATATCATAACACAACTTCAAGTGAGTAGGGATATAATTCCAGCCAATACA